CGCCGCAATCACATCGACATTGTGGTGCGGGGTGTGGACGCTGGCGTTGTCGGTGGTCTTGAGCGTCGTGCCGGAGCCTACGGTGACTTCGATATTGTTGGCCATGACGGTTCTTTCAGAAGATCATCGCGATGTACTGGCTGTTGCCGGCGACCGAGAAATCAAGCGATTCGCCGCCCGGCGCGGGAGGCGGCGATGGCGGCGGATCGCCTGACGAGCCGCCGCGCGCACGGGGCCGGCGGCGGCGAAGTTTCGTCTTGTCCTCGCCCGGCAAAATATAGCTGCGCGCCAAGCGAGCGAATGCCCGGCCTCGCGCCGGATCATAGCTGCGCTTGAGTAGGATCACACCCTGCCGCCGTATCTTTGCACAGCCTGCAAATTGCGCGAGCGCGCGGCGGAAACGGCCTTGAATTGCTCAACCTCGATCTTCCGGTTGGCAATATACGCATCGAGTTGCAGTTTCGCCTCTGCCGCTTCCTGCTTGTGACCGAATTCGATCAGTTTGCGGATATGCTCAAGCTGTTGGGCCGTGACCTTGATCTCATGCTCGGATTGCATTTCGGCGGTCTTCAATTCGCCGTCCATCTGCATTCGTTGCATTTCCATCTCGGTCTTGCCCTGCTCGACCTGGGCCTGCATCATTTCCGGGTTTGGTTGCTGACCGGCCTGTTGCGCGATCTGCGCCGACATTTCCTCGGAGACATCGGCCAGCAGCGAATCCGCGCTTTTGATCCCGATCGATTCATAAAACTTGGCATAGGCGTTGCGGACGTGGTGGGCGTAGATGAATGGTCCGTTGAGTCCGCCCTGCAATCCCACCAGCGCCATGGTGGCCTCGATGACCTTCGAGGCGGTCATGATCTGCTGGTCGCGGGTGCCGCGTCCCAGGCCGACATCTACCGTCACGTCCATTTCGGCGTTCCACGATCGCGGATCGATCTCGACCCACTGATTGCGCAGCCGGATGACGCGCGCCTTGTCTTGGTGCTCGGTCGAAAGCCGCAGAATCTTCTTGAAGGCGTCGCGCACGCCGAACGCGAAAACCTGCGCGATCAACAACGTTCGCTGTTGCGCGCGGCCAAGAAGCTGATTGATCCCCGTTGCCGTGTTTTTCAGCGCATCTGGATCGAGGCCCTGTGACAGCCGGTTGACGCCGGTGCGCGTTTCACGAATGGTATCGACGTATTCGAGCAATGGATAGATTTGATTGCCGATCGGCGCGCTGATGATCGGCTGGATATGTCCCGCCACCGTGTCCGCATCGATGCGGATTGGCCCGCCCACCTTGTTGTCAAGGTAATCCTCCATCGACACCTTGCGCGAGATAGCCGCACGCGCGTTGTTGACATTATATGCATTGTCGAGAGCCTGTCGCCAGAGGGCCGTCTTGATCCGCTGAATATCCTGCACGAGATCGTGCATGGACCGGCCGAAGAACTTGTGCGGCATTCGGATTGGAGTGATGGACGCGAACGGATGATCGCTGATCGCCTCGTTATCCAGTTCGCCTCCCTTGAATTTCAGGATTTCGTGGCTCGGCCCGGCGACCATGACTTTGCGCAATTCCGCGATGTCGTCGCCGTCCCAGTCGATTCGCAGATAGCATTCGTACACGTCGATTTCGCGGGTCGCGCGGTCGGCCTCGCTCGAATCCAGATCGGCTTCGCCGGTATATCGCGCGGTTTTTTCCTCGTTGTAGAAATTCCCCGATCCGGTGGGCAAGTCCTTGACTTGCTCCGTGTCATAGCCGGCTTCGATCAATTCGGATTGCGTCCATGTCCTGAAATGCGCCATGAACGGTGCGTCATCGGCCGACTTCGCGCGGCGCGAAATCAGGAAATCCTCGGGCGGAACATTCTCGATCCTGATGCGGCCCGCAGTCCGCTTGCGCTTGATCGTCACGTCATGCACGCGTCCTTGCTGCGCGAGTTCCGGCGGCAAGCCGGCGGTTTTGGTGCGGGCAAGTCCATTGTCCGCTAGAAATTGTTCCGCTTCCTCGCTCCAACGCTCGTCGTGTTCAATGACTTCAACGTCCTTTTCGTCCATCAGCAGGGCGAGATGGTCCGCGCTCAGGCCCGTATATTGCCGGCGCTCGACCTTGTCCGTCTCATCCCACCAAATCTTGATGATGCCGGTCTTTTGGAGCAATGCGTCCTTGAACCAGTCGTGGAAGATGGTGAAGCCGGCATTATCGGCGTGCCAGACGTAATTCGCGTATTCGGTCGCCTGCGCCGCCCCGGCCTCGTCCTCCGGCCCCATCGGCTCATAACGCACCGCCTTGTCCGACGCCGTGAACACCTGGATCAGATCGGGCATGATGGATTCGATGACATCCTGCGTGTCGGTCGAGATGACCTGCGAGCGGCCCTCGATCTCGTTGCCGAGCGGTTCTCCCAGGTAATCGCGCATGGCGTCCGCACGCGCCTGATTGATTTCGTCACTGAGATAGCCGGTCGCGGACGTGATCTGCGACCTGATGGCGGCCTTGAGTTGTTTTTCGTCCATTGTCCGTTATTTCATTTCCCGATCATGGGGCGATCTTGCGCGGCCGGCCTCGCTGGCGGCGGGGCTCAAACGTAGCAACCTCCACGATCAACGGCTCGGGCGGGCTTGCGGAGTTCGCCAGCCGCGCGCTCAGTGCCGCAACTTGTTGCTCCAACTCAACGAGCCGATCTGTCAGTTCGACGATGGCATCAAGCGCCGCGTCGAGCTTCATTTCGGTGCGTTTCACGCGCGCCGCATCGACCGCTTCCGGCAGCCGGAACGTGGCCGGATTGATAAGTGGCTTTAGCGTCATATGACACCTTTCGAGATGTGATCCCGTGAATAGACGATGCGCGGAAACGTGGATTCCGTCATTTGCAATTGCGAGCTGGTGGCCGCGCTGCGTTCCTGCGCCAGCCTCTCAACCTCCGCCTGCAATCTCGTGCCGCGCGTCATGTGATGCGCCTTGACGAATCCGTAATAGTCGATCAGCCGGCTTGCCTTCGCGCGATCGTTCAAATCACGGCCCTCGACACATGATGTTTCGGATATTCGATGCGGCGGGAAAAGGCGTTGTGCCTGCTCGGTTCTTCGTAACAAATCGCCATCAAGCCAAATGCGTCGGCGCAATTATGAACAACGGCCCCATTGGCAAGAGAAAAACACCCCTCGCCTGGGACCGTTAAACACCAAACATCAGCGGTTCTATTTAGCCTTTTGACGCTCTCGATAATTCTTGGACCACACTTTGGCCCGCTCGCGATATGCGGCAGCCTTGCACGTCTCGCCGCAATAAATCTGTGTGTTACCGCTCTTGCGAATGAGCGCATCAAACTTGGCATCACACTCTGGACAACGGCGCGGCTCACGCTTCCACCTAGTCCAGTTTTTTGTGCGTTTGGCGTTTCGACTGTGCCAAAGCCGGCCGGCTTCTGATCCGTGCCACTCAGCAGCTTTCTGGCGCGCGGTTTCGCTAAAATGCTGCCCGGTCTTGAACTTGGACCGAGGGCCGTTGCGCCATGTGTGTGAAAGGTGGGCCGAGCCGTCCATGCACTCAAGATTGACCAAGGCATTATTAAGCGGATCATCGTCGCGATGGTGGATATGACAGCCATTTTGAATTGGCCCAAAAGCTGCTGACCACGCATCACGATGTAGTTTCTTGCCGCCCCTGCTGAGATAGCGGTCGCCCGGCCAAAGCCGGTACAGACCGCCGTCAAAGTACTGTGTGAGCGCGTCAAGGACGATTGGATCGGCGTATTCGGCAGCAGGGACGCGGCGGATTTCCACCCGCTGTCCGTCATAAACAAATGATCCGGCGTGCATTTCGCCGTGAGGCCGTCTGCAAACACAACCTCTACAAGTGGGGCATTTATCCGAGTGACCCTCGGTGACCGGTATGGCTTCCAGCCACATGGCGTTAAGACCTCTCCAATTTCAGGGAGGTCCATTATCTGACACGCTCCGTAACGTGTCAATATCTCCGTGTCGCCTGTGAAACAATGGCTCGACCAATCGTGATCCGGCCCCAGCCCAACGTTTCGCTGATCGTCGCGGTGCTCATGATAATATCCCAGCGCATCGCGGCCCGCCTCGGTTGCCGGCGCGTTGAACCACACTTTCGGGAAGATGCGGCGCACCGCCTCGATACGCAATCCAGCCGCGCCCTTGCCCTGGTTCTTGACCGGGTCTTCACACTGGAATCCCGCCTCGCGCAGATGATCGACATACCGCTTGCCGGTGATGTTGTTCTCGTTGATGCCGTCGTGCGGTGTCGCGCAGATGGCATTCTCCCAGCCGCGCGCCCGCAGCTCATTGACGTAGTAGGCCAGCACCTGGCCGACGCCCTCCAGATAATCCAGCACAAGGATTTGCTGGCCGGCGAATTGGACGATCCAGACCGCCATCGCGTCCGCCGTCGCGCCGCTGCCGCCCAAATCCCAATAGGCCCGGATTGGCAACAGCGGATCGGCAGCCACCACGCCGATACGGCCTTCCGCCCTCGCATCGGCCAGTTGACGGCTGAAATACGATCCCTCGAACGCGCGTGCGTACTCGCCTTCCCAAATGTGATGGTAGCGATCCGGGTAGAGTTTCAGGTCAAGCTGCCGTTCTTCCTCCAGCACGGCCGGGAACCACGGATTATCGGACCAGTTCGCCCGGACGACGATCGCATTGTCCGGCTTGTCGTGACGCAGCAATTCGTCCACGGCGTCGGACTTCCGGCGCGGATTCCACGAAAACCAGATTTGCGACTTATCAGTTCGGATTGTCGGTC